CCATCTGACTGTAGTCTTCTGTTTTGTCTTTTAGCATCAGCAGGTGTCGGCGGTGTAAAATCGTCCGGAAGGCCGCCGGCGAGCAATCTTTTTGCTTCTTCGATAAGAGCTCTTAGATTGTTACCTTCTTCTTTAATGTCTTCTCTGCTGTCTGATACAGGTCCTAAGCCTGCAAGTAATCCTGTTACTTGATCTTTTACAGCGGTTGCGGCTGCAATAGCTTCGCCAATAGCATTTTGAGCTGCTCCAATAACTTCTTGAGGTATTAGTGAGTTAGTATCAACAGGAACAGGTAAGTCTGCATCAGGATCGCCTGGTGGTTCTGGTTCAGCAGATTCTGGAAACTTGTTATCTAAATCATCTAGTGTTCCCCATACTAGAATTTCATAAGTATATCTTTGACCAACTGTTGGAAACTCTTCGCTTCCGTCGCCCCAACGTTTTTTCTCTACAACTCTAGAAATATTAGGAGGATTTCTATCAATATTAAAGTTATAGAGTTTGCCGTCTCGTGATAGTCTGTACTCTTTCATTAAGTAATATCCTCTGCACTATTTTGACCAAGAGTTCCAAATCTAGCTGACATTGTTTGTGCATCTTCATAGTACATTCTAGTTAACTTTCCTCGATATTGGATGTCAGCATACGGAAGTTCTCTGTTAATATTAAAGTTAACAACTAGTCCGTCAGGATAACGTTCAGTTGGTGATCCTAACATTCTAGTTTGTTGGGGGACACTTGATTGGATGCTTGCTGCTGTATCTCCAGCAGCTCCTCCCGGTGCCGCTGGCAATGCTGCTAATACTCCGGCAACTGCATTACACCCGCCGGATTCGATTGCTTGCATCATATCTCCTACAAGACCAGCTGCTGTTGCAATAGCATCTTGTACACCTGTAGCAGCAGCTGATATAGCTGCACCGATGTCTTCAGCCGCCGCGCCCAAGGCATCGTTTAGACCGCTAATAGCTGTGTTAACAAGGCCTTCTACACCTCCTAATGCTTGTGATAAAAGATCTGACAGAGCTTCAAATCCGGCTGCAATTAAGTCAGTAATTAACGTAGCGGCTTCAGCTGCCAACAAAACAATATCGTTAACTATTGTAGCAACTTCACTTACTACTTCGCCAACTACGCCTGCTACTTCTCCTACTGCGGCTAGCATGTCTGATGCTGCCTCTTCTGCNGCTGCGGCAATATCTGATATNTCATCTGACAAAAACGCAAGAGTATTCATAGAAGCACAAGCATCTGTTGCTGTTGTTAACGCAGACTCACTAGCTTCGGTTAGTGAAGCAGTGCGTTGCGTTACTTCAGGATCTAGAGTAGCAATTTCTGTCATTTATTTTCCTTAAATCATTGCAATGCCACTTGTTTGTGACGTGTATTGTTTGGCAATTTCTTCTTGTGTCTTGGCAACACAACTTATAGAGNTTGCCTGAAGCATAAATTTGCCTTCTGGGTTAACGCTAAACATAAACGGTGCAAGACCCAGCCCTTCTGCTTGTGCAATAAGAACCATAGGCTTACGCAATGTAAATTCTTTAGCTGTTTCTTTTTCAAGACGTGCAACAATTTCTTCGCCGCTTGCTAGTTTGAAGCTGACTGTGTCGCCATCTTTGTAGGGTGTTTCAATAATCATAAAGTATATCCTGTTCCGTTAAAACCTGTTTCTTCGATATATTTTGTTAGTTGATCATAGCCGCCGATGTAATCTCCGTTTAAGAAAATTTGCGGTGCTGTTCTTGGTTGTGGTAAACCTTTTGTTTCGAATAAGTCAAAAAGTTCTTGAGGCTGAATATCAACCCCAAGTTCTTTAACTTCGTAATAAACTCCTCTTTCATCTAGAAGTTTCTTAGCTTTTACACAATTTGGACAGCTAGGTTTGCTGTATACAATTGTTTCACTCATAAGCTGAATCCTTTTAATGAGTCAGTTGACACATCTTGTTTGATGCCGCCGATAACATAAGATTCAACTTCTGTCTCTTGTGGTGCAACTTGCAAGCCTGAGCTTGACAACCAGTGCGTAGTCCACGGTAATGGGTTGGTGTTTACTGGAGCATCAAAGATTGCATTGAGTCCCAACGCCTTTAGTCGACGGTTGGCAATGTATTCTACATACTGACTCAGTAGTGTAGTGTTAAGACCGATCATCGATCCGTCTTTGAACAGATACTCTGCCCAGTCTTTTTCTTCTGCAACACATTCGCGCCACAGATCATAAACTTCTTCTTCGCACTCTTTGGCAATACTTGCCATCTCCGGATCGTCTTTGCCTTGTGCCCACAACTTCAATACATGTGTGCTGAGTGCCAAGTGCTGTGCTTCATCACGAGCAATTAGTGAAATAATCTTTGCACTGCCTTCCATTAGCTTTAGTTCACCAAAGCCAAATGTACATGCAAAACTTACATAGAAACGCAAGCCTTCAAGAATATTTACAGTCATCATTGCAAGATACAGTTTCTTCTTAACGTCACGCATTGAGCCTTCGCCGCGGTGTGTGTAAGCATCTGCTGCTTCTGTAAATGCATCATAATGTTTGGTAACACTTGTTGCACGAGCAATGATCTTTTCGTCATCTAGAATGGTGTCAAACACTTCTGCAGGGTCAGCATACACGTTCTTCATAATATGTGTGTAGCTACGTGAGTGGATTGTTTCAAAGAAGTCCCAAGTAACAATACATCCTTCTAGTTCAGGAAGTGATACGTGCGGCAAAAATGCTAGGCACGGACCACGTCCTTGGACACTGTCAAGCAGTGTTTGATATTTCAAATTAGCAGTAAAGATATGTTTCTGCTCTGGACGGAAGTTAGCAAAGTCTGCACGATCTTTCTGTAGACTTACTTCTTCCGGTCGCCAAAAGTAACCCAACATTGTTTGGTTAAGTTTATCAAACACTGGAAACTTAAACACATCATAACGCTGTGTGTTTTGATCTGCTCCGAAGAACATGTTCTGTTTAGTAAAATCTACTTTGTCTTGATTGAAAACGGTCTTTGCCATCTTACTTCCTCTGTATATCTAAATAACTTATACTAGCAAGTGTATACTATTATAAGTCTTCTGTCAACGTTTAAATTGCGCAACTCTCGCACATTTCTTCGTCACCCTCTAGCGTAGTTACTGCTAGTGCCTCTTGTGGTTTTTCATCTTCTAATTCACTTGGATCTGTTTTGTAATCGTAAGTGTTCTGGTAGTAACTTGTTTTCCATCCGTACTTGTAAGTTGTTAGCAAGTCGTTAATCATTTTACTCATTGGCACTTCGTTATCTGGGAAGTGCGTTGGGTTGTAACTCCAGTTGCCGCTAATAGCTTGATCAAAGAATTTTTGCATCATAGCAACTATCTTAATATAACCTTCGTTGCTAGGCATGTCCCACAACAGGGTGTAGTGCTGCTTAAGACTTTGATATTGTGGAACAATCTGCTTAAGAGGTCCTTTCTTTGACTTCTTAACGGACAGGTAGCCTCTAGGTGGCTCGATGCCGTTTGTTGCGTTCGACACAACGGAACTGCTCTCCGAAGGCATCTGTGCGGACAACGTGCTGTGCCTGAGGCCGTGCTCTTTGATATCGTGTCGAAGACTATCCCAATCATAATTCAACTCATTTGCTACAATGTCATCGATATCCTTCTTGTATGTATCAATAGGAAGGATGCCGTCACTGTATTTAGTACGGTCAAAATACTCACATGCGCCGCGCTCTTTAGCAAGATTATTTGATGCTTTTAGTAGGTAATATTGGAATGCTTCTGTTAGATCGTGTACCAGTTTCCATGCTTGTTCGTCACTATACTGAACTTTATGCTTGGCTAGATAATGTGCTAGTCCAATGTACCCTACACCTAGGCTACGACGAGCTTTAGTTGATTTTTCGGCAGCTAGAATTGGATAACGCTGATAGTCAATAATTTCTTCTAGCGCACGAACAGCAAGATCACATAGTTCTTCTAAGTCATCCAAATTCTTGATAACTCCTACATTGATAGCACTTAGGATACACAATGCAATTTCGCCTTCTTCGTCGTCGATGTGATTCAACGGCTTAGTTGGCAGTGTAATTTCTTGACACAAGTTACTCATGTACACTGTGTCTTTGAATGAGCTGTGCGTGTTAGCATGATCTACATTCATGATGTAGATACGCCCTGTTTCTGCACGTTCTTTAATCAAATCTGAAAACAGTTCCATTGCCGGAATAGTTTTCTTTTTAATGCTTGTAGCACGTTCGTATTTTTCATATAGTTCTTTAAACTTGTCTTGATCAGCATAGAATGCTTCGTACAAACCAGGAACATCATGTGGCGAGAAAAGAGTAATATCACCTCCAGTTAACAAACGTTCGTACATTAGTTTGTTAAGCTGAATTGAATAGTCTAGTTTGCGCACACGGTTGTCTTCTGTGCCTTTGTTGTTCTTTAGCACTAGGATGTCTTCCATTTCCTGATGCCAAAACGGGAAGTGTACAGTAGCACTGCCGCCACGTACACCATTCTGTGTACAACAACGTACTGTGCTTTCAAACTTCTTTAGAAACGGGACAATACCTGTGTGTGCTACTTCTCCGCCTCTGATTTTGCTGTTGACGCCTCTGATGCGTCCCGCATTGATGCCGATACCCGCTCGCTGTGCAGTGTATCTACCAATCGACATATCACT